GGATGCGGGCGGCGATTGCAACTTGGTAAAGGAAACCTGTATGACCACCATCCTCCGGGCTGCGGCCCTCCTCCTTTTCGCGCTGGTCCTCCAGGCGCAGACGCTAACTATCGCCATCGAGACGCCCACCGTCTCCAAATCCAAGACCATCACCGGCGCGCCTGTCGCCTTCGGCTTAGAGGTGCTGGAGACATTCCGCCTCACCCAATACACCGAAAAAGACGGCGTGAAGGTCTACAAGTACGCCGACGTGGGCGAAGTCCTCCAAGCCCTGATTGTCGGCAAGATCCTGGAGCTTGGCGACCAGTACCCGACCAGCGCAACAGCCGCGCTACGGGCGGCAAAGGCAAAGGCCGAAGCCGATATTGCGGCAGCGCGAAAGGCGCTGGAAGCGGCGGCCGTGAAATAACCATGCACGCCCTCCCCTACCCATACTGCCTCCACTACCGACTGGCGTAACGGCCGGTGCCGGCGAACTCGCCCACCGCTGAACGAAAAGCCCGCCCACCCTAACCGGTGCGGCGGGCTTTTTGCGTTTCATGTGCTATAGAGCAGTTTGTTTGCGGCGTGTCTGGTTTGGTGTTGACCAGCGCGGCTCGGTGGGTTACCGTTGGTTTGTGAGCAACACAGGAACCACACAGGAGCAGCGGAAGGCGGTGCAAATTACGATACTGCCAAGCGTTCACACGTCCATCATTACGCGGGCTAAAGAGCTTGGGGTACACCCTGGGCGTCTGATTGAGTGGGCTTGGGGTGTTGCAAGCAAGCGCAAACCGCAGACGGAACGCGCTAAGTAAATAGACTAGGCAAGCCGACGCGGGCCAAGGAGAAAGAGCATGATTAAAACTGAAGTAGTGCGAATTACGCCAGCGATAGCTGAGGAGTGGTTGCGGCATCGCAATATCACCAATCGATCATTAAGCCGAAGGCATATCGCCATGATGGTAGACGATATGCGAGAAGGGCGCTGGGAGGTGACCGGAGAGGCGTTGATTTTTGACGCAAACGGGCGCTTGACCAACGGCCACCATCGGCTCACGGCCTGCATGAAGGCAGGGGTGCCGTTTACCTCGCTGGTGGTTCGCGGAGTAGAACCGTCTGCGGTGTTTGTGCAGGATACCGGGCGCGCTCGGACGGCTGCAAACATGGCCGCGATCATGGAGATTCCGCAGGGCAAGTTTTCCACGGCAGCGGCGCGAATTTTGCTGTGTTACGAGGGCGGAGACTTCATAACCACCTATACGGGTGGAGTTGGAGGACCAACGAAAACGCAAATCATCGAGGACTGCGAGTCTCGACCGCGGTTCTCTGAATCCGTGCTCGCTGGCCGTAAATGCTCCGAGGTGTTGTTTGCCGCCGTCGCGTCGGCGTGCCACTGGCTGTTTAGCCAAAAAGACAGATTCCTCGCGGAAGAGTTTTTCCGCAAAGTTCAATCCGGAGCGAGTATGGAGGCCGGCGACCCGGTGTTAAAACTTCGGCAGAGGGTTCAATCGAAAAACAAGCTAAAGACCACCGAAATGCTGGCGCTAACGATCAAGGCGTGGAATCTTACTCGCGCAGGGAAGCCGCTTAACCGTCGTTTGGAATGGCGACCATCAACTGCCCCAAGCGAAGCTTTTCCGGTCGTCAACTAACTACTAATCACACACCAACAACCGCGCCCATGCCAACGGGCGCAAGGAAAGAGAGAGGGAGCATTTATGTCACTGGGAGCCGATCGCTACCCATTCAACGCCGCCGCGATGCCGATGCCAGTGGGGGCAAAACGCGCGGGGGAACTGAACGACCGCTTGATGAAGCAAATGGACGCCGGTCCGGCGTATCACGACCTTTGGACGCGGGCCATTCGCGCCAACGATCGCGGCGACTTTGACGCGGTTGAGGTGCTACTTGAAGAGGCGCGCGCCATGGTTCAGGATAACGGAGGCGCGCTATGAAGCCGAACGCTGACGAACTGCACGCCGCTCTTTGCCACGACTACTGCGGCGCGCTGCGGTCGATGAAGCGGCGCACTGGCGCGAGCTGGGAGGCGGTTATGGCCGCGCTGCTGGCGGCTGGCGGTGCCGCATGATCGGCTGGGGCGGCGGGCCGGAAGACCTGCGGACGCTTCACCGCCGGTCGGATCTGATCGCGGCGGCGGCCGCGCTGGTGTGGGTACTGGCTTGGGCGGTGACGCGATGACGCCCCCGCGCAAGAACCACGCCGATAGCATCGTGGTGGCCGTTGTGCTGCGATTCGCTGCCCTGGCGGTTGGCGGGTGGCTGTACGAGGTGTGCCATGGGTGAGCAATTCGTTCACGCCGAACGCACTGCCGCGCTGGAGGCACATGCGCCGGTGCAGCAGGTGGAACCGGTGGCTGGCGCACACGTCATCCCCGCGTCGGATTACTTCGCGCTCCCCGCCCTGTCTAATTCCGGCATGAAATCGCTGCACGTTTCGCCATTGCGCTACTGGTGCGACTTCATCAACCAGGGCCGGGAGCAGAGCGCGGAGGAGACGGCCGCAATGCGCATCGGGTCCGCCCTGCATTGCGCGGCGCTGGAACGTGACGAGGAATTTGACAGGCGCTACGCTTGCGATCTGGACCCGTCAACATGGCCAGTGTGCCTCGACACGATCGGCGATCTGCGCGAGTGGATTGCCAGCAAGGGGGAGAAGCCGAAGGGCACGCGGAAGGAGGAGGTGGTAGCGCAAGCCTTAGCTATCATGCAGGCGCGGGGCGAACACGTCCCGATTCTCGCCGAGGAGAAGCGGCGCCACCTCGCGGCCAACGCGGGGAAGGCGATTCTTTCGCCGGCGGAATGGGACCGGGTGGTGGGGATGACGTCAGTGCTCCGCGCCGAGACTGCCCTGGAGCCGATTCTGGCCAAAGGAAAAGCCGAGGTCGTTCTGATGGCCAAAGACCCGGACACCGGCGTCTGGCTGAAGGCAAAAGTGGACTGGTTGGCACCGGGTTACACGCTCGACCTGAAGACATTTAGCCAGCAGCGCGGTAAGTCAATCGATAAGTCGGTCTATGACGCCATCTTCTACGAGCGCTATTGGGTGCAGGCGTACTTCTACCACTACGTCCGGTGCCTCGCGCTAGGAGAAAAGACGGGCGACTTCGACACGGTTTTTGCCTTTATCGAATCATCCGCGCCGCATGAGGTTCGCTTGAAAGCGTTCCGGCCGACCTTCGGCGGACAAGCAATGCCGTACTGGCAGCAGGCCCGCATCGAGGTTAAGTGGCGCATACGGCAGTACGCCGACTACCTGCAAAAATATGGCTCTGAACCGTGGCTGGACCCGCAGCTTATCGAGCCGATCACCGACGAAGACATTAAGCAATTCGCATTCATGGACTCCAATGGAAATTAAAAAAGCAGTACGCACAAGCGTCAATCTCATCATGTCCGTTTCCGGCGTGTCCGGTTCCGGCAAGACTTACAGCGCGTTGCTACTCGCGGCGGGGCTGGCCGGACCTGGCGGCAAAGTCATCATGATCGACACGGAGAACGGGCGCGGCAAGATGTACGCTGACTCGCCGGGGATCGTGGCCGCGCTTCCGCAGGGCTACGATTACATGGAGCTCACCGCGCCTTTTTCTCCGGCCCGCTACATTCAAGCGCTCGACGTCGCCGAACGGGCCGGTTACAAGGTGGCCGTCATTGATTCTGGTTCCCATGAGTGGGAAGGAATCGGCGGGTGCTCGGACATCGCCGAAACCCACAAGAAACGCTGGGCGGAGGCGAAGAAGCAGAACAAATACTACGTGCTGCGACTGCTGAACTCGTCCATGCACGTTATTGTCTGCCTGCGGGCGCGCGAAAAAACCGAAGTGGTTCCGGCCGCAAAAAGCACGACCGGGCGCGAAGAGTACGTCTCGAAGGGCATCCTCCCTGTCGCGGAAAAGAACTTCGTGTTTGAAATGATGTGCTCGTGGATGGTCGAGGAGAAAACGCACCTGGCTATCCCAGTGAAACTCCCCGAGCAGTTCCAGGGGCTCTTCACGAAAGCACAGCTCCTGACGAAAGCCGACGGCGACCAGATCCGGCTGTGGAACGAAGGCGGCAAGCCCGAGGACCCGCTGGAAAAAGTAAAGCGGCAATCAAGGGCGGCGGCTGAGTGCGGCATGGACGCTTACAAAGCATTCTTCCAGGCATTGACGGCCGAGCAGCAACACGCGCTTAAGGCCACGATCCACGAAGAGAACAAGGCCACGGCAGACGCGGTGGACACCCCGCCGGCAACTACCACACAGAACAGCGAGGCAGCGTAAATGGCATCTCGAAGCGTGAATAAAGTGACTCTTCTTGGCCACCTAGGCAAAGACGCGGAAGGCAAGTTTTTGCCATCTGGCGTGAGTGTGGCGAAGTTCTCGGTGGCGACCAGCCGGCGGTGGAAAGACAAGGGTTCCGACGAGTGGAAAGAAGAGACGGAGTGGACGAACGTATCCCTCTGGCGGTCCGAGAACCTGACGCCGTATCTAACCAAGGGGAAGCAGGTCTACGTGGAGGGCCGGCTTCAGACGCGCAGCTACGAGAAAGACGGGGAGAAGCGGTACTCGACTGAGGTGGTGGCTGACGAGGTGATTTTGGTCGGTGGTGGTGGTGGCGAGCGGCAGGACGGCGGCGGGTTGGTCAGCCAGCCGCGCAGCGCGCAGCCAGCGCAGCAACGCGCAGCCATCAACTACGGCGGCATTGACGATTCCGACGTACCTTTTTAGCCTTTCGTGGGCAACCGCCCGCGGCCTGCCGACCACGGTGGAGAACGGGCCTGGGGAGGTACCGCCAGCGAATCGGCAGACCGGGCGCGGCGCGCTCTACTAGCGGCAGATGCAGCCGTAACCAAGCATCTTGAGTCCCTCGGATATGGCGTGGCCGGCGGGTGAAAGCGTCGGCCACGCACAGAAATAAGGAGAGAGAAATGGACGTTTTAAAGCAGGTGGCGGAGGCGCTGGTGATGGCGTGCGGTACATTTCGCAGCCACGCTGGCGAGGAACAACGAGCGGAGGAATGCGCCGCCGCCCTGGCCGCGCTGCGCGGGCTGGAGTGGAAGCCGATGGCGGAGATGGAGGCGTTTGAGCCTCAAGGAGTTCGGATTGGGTACCACGGACTCGTTTCGTGGGTCATGGCCCCCTATATCGCTTATCGGCGCGGTGAGGTGACATCGATTTACACCCACTTCTACCGCCCGATACTGCCGACGCCGCCGAAACGGGAGGGCAAGTAATGCCATTCCCGCAAATCATCAACGAGTACCACCCAGATATCGTGGCGGGCATCGCTGGCACGGTGATAGGGCTGGTGAGGTGGCGCGGGATGCCTAAACTGCCCACCCGCGCGGGCATCTGGAATTACATCGCGGCATGGGCGGCGGCGAATCGTGACGCAGCGATGACGCGGGATCGTATGAAGGTCGTTTATTTGAATGCGAAGGTGCCGAATGGCTCAGAAGACGCTGGGGCAAGTGGCGTATGCGAACTGGTGTGCTGAGGCGAGTAATCGACTAATGAACACAGAGGAAGCATGGCAAGCCGTAGCCGACGCGGTAGTCGCCGCTCACGAGGCGCGGCGGTGGCAGGCGATTGAGAGCGCGCCGAAGGACAAGGAGGTTGACGTGTGGGATGGATGCGAGCGAGTGCCCTATGCCAAATACAACACGCAAACCGAATCGTGGTTCAGCGACGTGTTTTCGTACGGTGATATGGACTGGTGCGAAATGGACCCGCAGCCCACCCACTGGACCCCCATTCCCGCGCCGCCGCAGGAGGTGGAGTGATGCGTGATCCGAGGAAAGACCCGCAGGCTAACGACATCACGACATTCAGCGGCGGAAACGCGACCAGTATTTTCTATGTCACGAAACGTATCGGGCGACTGGTGTATTACCTCCAGACGACCAACGGCACGACAGAGCAGCACGACACCTATTTAGAGGACTGGATCGATGGCTCGCAAGAAGACGAGGTTTTGCATGTCGCATCATAGCGCGGAGTGGCTGAGAGGCGCGGTGGAAGCGCTGGAGCGTGGGCCGGAAACGGTATACGGGCGCAGTGTACTTGCTGACTACCGCGCTCTCCTCGCCGAAGCCGAAGCCCGCGAGGCTGGCGTGCCCACGGCGGCGGACCTTGCCGTAGCGGACGAACTGGACATGCTCGCAGTTCACATCCAGGAGTACATCGGACCAGACGACGCCCGCGATGACATCCGGCGTATCTGCCGCAACCGAGCGGCGGATTTGCGGCGTGGGGTGAAGCGGGGGCCCACGGCGGCGGAGGTGATCGCGGCGGCGGAGAGGGCGCTGGAAAAGCTCCTGCGCTCGACAAACACGATTGAAGTGCTAGGCGAATACGAGGCGCTGGAAATCAACACCAGTTCGAGAAGAACAATGCGGGCACATGTGGAGGCTGTTATTCAGGAATCCCGTGACGCCCTCGCCGCAATCGACAAATGGAAAGAGGCCCAGCGGCTTCTGGAGGGGCAGTGATGGCCTGTCAATACTGCATGACCAGCGCCGTTGGCCGCTGCCAATATTGCGGACCGCAAGGGGCTGCCACTGTGGCGCATGACTGGGACCAGTTGCAGCAGCAGTTGGACGCTCTCCGCGCCGAGGTGGAGCGGCTGCGGGACCGCGCCGATCGGTCTGGTCGAGCATTAACCGACGTGTACAGTCATCTTAGCGCCGCCACTGCCCGCGCCGAAGCCGCCGAAGGGCGCGCTGCGGGGTTATACCGCGCCCTGTGCGAAACAGTGAAAGCATCTGGCGGGGTGACGCAAGCCGGGCTGAGCGATGAGTTCCTGATCCTTGGAGTGCCAGCTGAAATGGCTGCACGGAAGAAGGCGCAGGAAGCTGCCGAGCGGGAGCGCGACGAGGCCCAGGCGCAAGCGCGACACTGGCGCGAGGCTGCGGTTACGGAAAACGAGCGGGCGATGGAAGCGCTGAACGCTGTTGCTGAGGCCCAGGCGCACGCAGCCGACCTTCGCGGGGCGCTGGATCTAGCGCGAGTGCAGTTTGATTGGATCAGGCAGAACTCATTGGAACTGCCATTAGTCTGGCAGGCTGCGGCAAATGCCAATGCAGACACTACCGCTGCCATACAACGGATGCCCGCGCAATCATTAGTGAAGATCCAAGCAAAAGCCATTCGAGCCGCTTGCGTCAGCATTGGCACAAAAAAGCAGTACACGGCTAACGAGGTAGTAGAGATTATGCGAGAGAAAGCCGACCGACTGGAGGCCACCGATGGACGCTAAACGGCTGGAGGTGGGGGCGTGAGCGCGTGCGGAGCGTGCATTGGCGGCGGCGACATTGATGGGTACGCGGTGTGCCCGTCCGTCAAAGTCATCAAGCCGAAGAAGCTGAGAAAGTGTGTGGAATGCCGGGAGCCTTTACCTATCGGCGTGGAGTGCCAAAAAATATCAGGCCTGTATGATGGCGCTTGGTTCGCTGAGTACACCTGCCTGCCGTGCGCTGAGATCGTCGACGTATACTCATGCGGCGACATTCCGCCAGCGGTTGGCTCGATGTGGGAGGTGTGGGACGACGGCGCGTTCCAAGACTTGAAAATGGCTGGCGAGTGCTGGGACAAACTGAGCGCCCCGGCGAAAGCGAAACTACTTGAAAGGTGGAGAGAATGGAAAGGACTATGACCCCCGCACGCGCGGCGGAGGTGCTGCGGGGAACTGATGGGCGGATCGCGGAGCGAATTATGGCCAGTGCAATCGGCGCGGATGCACTTGAGTTTCTTGCATGGCTGTTCAGTTACGTCGGGCTGGGCGACGAAATATGCGTAGCGGCGTTATATCAATTGTGGCACGGCGAGGACTCATTCCTCGACTACGCGCGGGCCGAGTGGGAGAAGGAGAGGAAGGGATAGATGATGGACCACAACGAATACGTTGACCACCTCAAAGACCAAGCCGATGCGGCGGAAGCAGACTACCACGCGCAAGCCGAGGCAGAACAGCGCGACCGTGAGCAGATGGCACGACTCACCACAAAGGTAGCCGAACTCGAATCCGCGCTGGCGGAGGCGCGGGAGGATGCGGCGCGGCTTCAAAAAGCGCGTGAAATCCTATTCGCCTATACCGACAATGAGATCACCGCTGACCCATGGTGGGCCGTGGTTCGCATTGGATCGCTTGGTTGTATGGTCGTACTCGAAGGGCCATTCTTTTCGCGGGAACGCGCCGAGGCACAGCGCACCGCTCGACTGTACGAATACGGTGCAAAGTCATACGTGTTTTGCTTCAGCGGGCATAGGAGCCAGCACTACAAAGAACTGAGGGCTGCTATCGGTGCCCCTGTTCTCGCCGCCATCGACGCCACACGGGGGAAGCCATAACGGGCCGCCCATCACCGCAACTCGCGCGCATCGCCGAACTGGAGCGCGTCTACGCCGACGAGTACCCGACGGCGCCGCGGGCGGAGCGCAAGCGCTGGGCGGTGGAAGGTGCGCAGTATGAGGCTGACGAGCGGGACGCGATAAAGAATGAGGGCGCATGAAGTGGGGTTGGGTTCGGTCCAACTTGAAAAAGTGGCGCTTTGACGATGATTGGAGTGTTGTTTGTGACGGGCACCGCTGGTATGTGGTGTGGGCCGGGAATTGGCTGCATGAGGATTACGCGAGTGATGCGCTGGCGATCGCCGCGGCTGAAGGAAAGATGACCGACTGGAAGTGTTAGCAGTAACCCAGGCCAATGCCGACGGCCTGAAACGAAAGGGAGCAAATGAGAAAACCATGGAAACCGGGCGCCCCATGCTCGAAATGCAAAGAGCCCGTATGGGCGGAGTCCGACCGATACAGGCCGGGGCGCAGTATCTGCCACTCGTGCGGGAAGATCGAGCGGAACAAAGAACAAGCCGCCGCACGGGCGAAACCTGCGCAACCTTGCGCGGTGTGCAACTGCGTGCTCGTAGGAAACGACAAGCGGCACGCGGCGTGCAAGCCATGCCGGGAGGTATTGGCCACAGCAGCCAATGCGGCGCGGAAATGCCCGTGCGGCGCCAGCATCTCGCACCGGTCAAAAGGCGCGCGGTTTTGCGAGAGGTGCTCAGTGCGGCAGCGGGCGAAGGGCGCGATGGCGGGCGGCGTTGCGGCGCGGCGGAAAGTGACGAAGGAGCGGTTGCCGGAGGTGGTGGCGCGACTATTCCTGACACCAGACGGCTTGCGCGGCGGCTTGCGGCCAGCCTTATCAGCGGTGAAGGACGCGGCGGTCTGCCCGAAGCGGGCGGCAGCGGTAGACGCGATACTGTCTCGGCGCTGGGCGACGTTGGATGGGGGGCGGGTGTGAGCGGCTACCGGGCGTTTCTCGACGGCAAGCACGTGCAGCCGCAACCATCCGGGATTTCCGGAGAGTTCGATCTGAACAGCAAGCTATTCGGCTTCCAGCGGCAAAGCATCACGCGGGCGCTGAACGCCGGCAAGTTTTCACTATTTACTGAGTGCGGGAGCGGCAAGACCGCCATGCAAGCGGAATGGGCGCGGCAGGTCTGCCAACATACGGGCGGCAACGCGCTGATACTGGCACCGTTGGCGGTGACGGCGCAAACCGTAGCGGAGGGCGAGAAGTTCGGCGTGGAGATTACGCAGTGCCGAAGTCAAAAGGACGTGCGGCGGGGCGTGAATGTCGCCAACTACGACATGCTGAAGCACTTCGACGCGGGTTACTTCGACGCCATCGTACTGGACGAGTCGAGCATCCTGAAGAACTTCACTGGGGCAACGCGGCGGCTTCTGCAAGACTCGTTTTCCAACACGCCATACAAGCTCTGTTGCTCGGCTACGCCGTCGCCAAACGACCACATGGAACTCGGCAACCACTCGGAGTTCCTCGACATCATGAGCGGCGGCCAGATGCTGATGCGGTGGTTCCTGAACGACACCATGAAGGCGGGCGGCTATCGGCTAAAAGGACACGCAGAGGCGGACTACTGGCGGTGGGTGGCGTCGTGGTCAGTGTGCATGGAAAAGCCGTCAGACCTTGGGTTTTCTGACGACGGCTGGAATATGCCCGAGTTGCGCATTCATGAGGAGATTGTTTCCGTCGATCAATCCATCAACGCCTACGGCCAACTGTTCCGGGTGGCGGACGTATCGGCGACGGGACTGCATCGGGAGATGCGGCTGACGGCGCCGGCGCGGGCGGCTCGCGTTGCCGAGATCATCGGCGACTCCAAAGAGCCGTGGTGTATCTGGTGTAACACCAACTACGAAGCCGACGAACTGATGCGCGTGATCGACGGAGCCATCGAAGTGCGCGGCGATGAGCGCACGGAGGCAAAGGAGGAAAAGCTCCTCGGGTTCACGAACGGCGCGTTCCAGCGCATCGTTACAAAGCCATCAATCGCGGGTTTTGGCATGAACTGGCAGCACTGCAACAAGCACATCTTTTGCGGCCTGTCCTACTCATACGAACAGTTCTATCAGGCCGTGCGCCGGTCCTGGCGGTTCGGGCAAACGCGGCCGGTTGACGCCTACATGGTCATCGCGGAGACCGAAGGCCCTGTCCTCAAGACGATCCGCGAAAAGCAAAAGAAGCACGAAGAAATGAAAGCGGCCATGGTTCACGCGATGGCAGCAATTCAAAACGGGACCGGGCGGCGCCAGCTTGCATCGGCCGTCGGCACAAAGCAAATAAATCTTCCGAGGTGGATCTAATGAACGTGATTATTGACGAGCGGCACGGCCGCAACTGGGCGCTCTACAACGGCGACTGCTGTGAAGTCATCAAGGGTATTCCTGATGAGTCGGTAGACCTGACGGTGTTTTCTCCGCCGTTCTCCAGCCTCTACACCTACTCGGACAGCGAGGCCGATATGGGCAACTGCGCCAGTGATGAGGAGTTTTTCGCGCACTTCGGATTTCTTGCGCCGGAACTACTTCGAGTGACGACGACGGGGCGGCTGTGCGTGATGCACGTTAAAGACCTGCCGACGTACCGCAACAGTGACGGCGCCAGCGGCCTGCGGGACTTTCCCGGTCAGTGCATCGTTGCCATGGAGCGGGCCGGGTGGACGTTTCATAGCCGGGTTACGGTGTGGAAGTGCCCGGTGACGGAGCGGGAGCGGACCAATAACAACGGGCTCCTCCATAAAACCGTCATGCGTGATTCTTCGCAGATCCGGCAGGGAATGGCTGACTACGTGTTGGCATTCCGCAAGACGCCGCCCGGTGACAATCTCAGCACGAAGCCGATTGAGCGGCCGACTGGGTTCGAGCGGTATATCGGCGACGCGGCGCAAGATCCGCGCGAAACCGACCAGCACCCTTCGAAATACGCCCGCAAAGGCCGCGACGGGCGGACAAGCGTGGAGATTTGGCGGCGGTACGCGGAGCCGGTGTGGTGGGACATCGACCAAACCGATGTACTCAACTTCCGCATCGCCCGCGACGAAAAGGACGAGAAACACATCTGCCCGCTACAGCTCGGGTTGATTCGCCGGTGTTTAGAGCTGTGGTCGTCGCCGGGTGATGTCGTGCTGTCGCCGTTCGCTGGCGTCGGCTCAGAGGGGTTTGTTGCGCTGGACGAAGGCCGCAAGTTCATCGGGATCGAGTTGAAGCCGGGTTACTTTTCGACGGCCATCAAGCACCTGGAGAGCGCGGAGGCATACGCCGGTGCGCAGGGAGGTCTATTCGATGCCATCGACTGACAACCCCATCGCCACCGCCCAGCGCGAACAGCGAGAAGCGGCGGCGCGGTACATCGCGGACGGGCACCCACTGGCGGAGCTTGGCATGGGCGACTGGTTCGCGGAGGAGTTTGTGATGGAGCAGGAGTTGCGCGATGCAAGAATACAGTGCGTGTGAGCCTATCCCCGGGTTTCCATGGATTTGCAAAGCCATGCGGAGGGCGAAAGGAATCTACTATCAACCTCAATGGCATTATTTAGACTGGGAAGCCATCCCGGCTGAATTGCAAAGGCTAGAGGATAGCGTTGATACGCTAGGTGTCCAAATTGGCGCGTGGATTACGCTAGTTCGCGACCGGGGGTGCGGTGGCGGATCTTATTTGGTGCCCAAGTTCATCATCAAGTACGACCAGCCAGGGCACGCATGGGAGCCGCATTGGGCGCAACGCGGTAAAGAGGCCAAGCCATGACCCGCCCCTGGACTCTAGCCGAATCCCGCACCATCGCCGAACGGGTGATGGAGTGGCAGGTGACGGAGCACCAAGGCCACTTGTTTTTCGCCACCGCTGATCAGAAGCCGTGGTGGTTGCCTACTCGCTCCATTCCCCACTGGCCCGCCGATCCAGCAGCCGCCGCCATGGCGCTGGCGGCGATACAGATGGACGGGTGGCGCGTCGAGTTCGGCTTTTGGACGGGGGCGAGCCATGCGTTCTGCGTGCGGCTGCGGCACCCGATCACCAAAGACGCAGCCGAGGGTAACGCGCGGGAGTGGTCCGAGGCTGTGATGCTGGCGGTTTTGGCGGCGGTGGAGGGATGAGGGATGTCCATCAATACGCCGATGAGCCACTGAAGCCATATTTGCCAAATTCCATGCGGCGACTTGGGCACAAGGCAGATGGAGCGATTGCGGGGAGGCAGCGGAGCCACGTGCAGGCTGATTGGACATGGGAGGAGATGTTTATGCAGGACGATGAGGCCAGAAAAACCATTCGATATCCACGCGGTGAGAGGCCATGAGGCCGCCCGATGTTGAGTTCGCCGTCCTGGGCGTGCCAGGTCCTCAAGGCTCAAAACGCCACGTTGGCGGCGGGCGCATGATCGAATCATCAAAGAAGGTTGCACCGTGGCGTGATTCCGTCGCATGGGCTGCGCGGGAAGTCATGGCGGGCCGGCCACCGATTGACGGGCCTGTGCGGTGCCAGATGGTGTTTATCTTCCCGCGGCCGAAGTCTCGCAAGCGGACGGCGCTGCATGACCGCAAGCCGGATCTATCGAAGCTCATCCGCTCGACGGAGGACGCGCTGACCACGGGAGGGGCC